CGAAATAAAACGGGGCAGTAAAGATATGAAAAAAGGCGGCAAAGTATCCAGTGCTTCCAGTCGTGCCGATGGTATTGCTCAACGGGGTAAAACCCGTGGAAAGATGTGCTAGATTATGATTGCCAGCCGGGGTATGGGCGATATTTCCCCGTCCAAAATGCCAAAGGGCAAGAAGACTGCCCGGCGGGACGACACCGACTTCACGCAATATGCTGGAGGCGGTAAGGTAAATGCTGCGGGCAATTACACAAAGCCCAGTCTTCGCAAGAAGATTGTGTCGCAAGTAAAAGCCGCAGCCACCCAAGGCACCGGCGCAGGTCAATGGTCAGCACGTAAGGCGCAGCTTGTAGCCAAGAAGTACAAAGCAGCAGGAGGAGGCTATCGTGATTGAATATGCAGGACATACGGACGATTGCGCCGTTAGAGAAGATGGGCCATGCACTTGTGGCACGGAAGAAGTTCTTGAAGAGCTGGCCCTCGAAGAAGCAGGTTTAACCGCTGAAGATTTTGAATGAAAGCTCCGCAGCAATCGCTTAAAGATTGGGGTGACCAGAAATGGCGCACCAAATCTGGCAAACCGTCTAGCAAGACGGGGGAGCGATACCTTCCGGAAAACGCTATTAAGTCTTTGTCCCCAGCGGAGTACGCAGCTACTACCAAAGCCAAACGTGCAGGCAAAGCGGCAGGTAAACAGTTTGTGGCCCAGCCCAAGGGCATAGCAAAGAAAACAGCGAGGTTTCGATAATGGCTGAAAAGTGGATTCAAAACGCAGTTAAAAAGCCCGGTGCCCTGCGTTCCGCGCTTGGCGCTAAAAAGGGTGAGCCCATCCCTGCCAAGAAACTGGCAGCCGCAGCTAAGAAGCCCGGCAAGATGGGGCAACGCGCCCGTCTGGCACAGACCCTTAAAGGGATGAAGTGATATGGCAATCTCCGGCGCAGCGACGTTTAACCTAGACCTCACCGAACTGGTGGAGGAGGCTTTCGAACGCGCTGGTTCGGAGATGCGCACGGGCTATGACCTGCGTACGGCCCGCAGGTCTTTGAATCTTCTGTTTGCTGACTGGGCCAATCGCGGCATCAACATGTGGACGTTTGAGCAGGGCACCATTAACTTGGTACCGGGGCAGAACAACTACCCGCTGCCGTCTGACACAGTGGACTTGCTAGAGCACGTTATCCGTACGGGCGCAGGCAGTTCTTCTACGCAAGCCGACTTGACAATCACACGCATCAGCGTCTCCACCTACGCTACGATCCCCAACAAGCTCCAGCAAGCCCGGCCAATTCAGGTCTGGATTCAGCGCTTAAATGGCCAGACGTCGGCTGTGGGCACCACACTCAGCACCACAATTACTTCGACGGACACGACCATTGTGGTCGCCTCCGCCGTGGGGCTCCCCGCTACTGGGTTCATCCTGATCGGGACTGAAACCATTGGGTATGGGTACATATCAGGGAATACCCTATATAACTGCACCCGTGGCCAGAACAACACAACCGCTGCCGCCCACACCGCTGGGGACAGTGTGTACGTACAGAATCTTCCGTCCATCACCGTCTGGCCAACGCCGGACAATTCCACAACATACCAGTTTGTCTACTGGCGCATGCGCCGTATTGATGATGCTGGCGGCGGTGTGAACACGATGGACGTGCCGTTCCGCTTCTTGCCTTGCATGGTTGCCGGGCTGGCGTACTATTTGGCGCTAAAGGTTCCCAATGGAGCCCAACGTCTGGAGATTCTTAAAGCTCAGTATGACGAGGCGTGGGAGTACGCAGCGACCGAAGACCGCGAGAAAGCCGCAGACCGGTTTGTGCCGCGCCAGTATTTCATAGGAAGCGGGTCGTGAGATGGGCAATAGGTTCTCATCTGGCAAAAATAGTATCGCCATGTGCGATAGGTGCGGTGCTCGGTTCAAATTAACTGAGCTACGCAAAGAAGTAAAGAAGACAAAGACGTACAATTTGCTGGTGTGCGGCTCTTGCTGGGATCCTGACCAGCCGCAGTTGCAGTTAGGTATGTACCCAGTGGATGACCCGCAAGCTGTGCGCAACCCGCGTAATGACACTACGTACGTAACGGCAGGCGTTAATAGTGCTGGGAGCCTTACAGGCGGGTCAAGGGATGTTCAGTGGGGGTGGGCACCGGTAGGCGGGGCCAGTTCTTTTGATGCAGTTCTTACGCCAAACTACTTGGTAGGAACGACAAGTGTTGGTACAGTTAGCATATCGGTTACATAGGAGTTAATCATGGACAAGAAACAAGTAAAGCAAATCGCGGACACCGAGGCCAAGAAAATGGTCAAGGGCCACGAAGGCCGCATGCACGCCAAAGGCATGAAAAAAGGCGGCCCAACCAGCGAAGACCGTATGCGCGTAGGTCGCAACCTGTCTCGCGCAGCTAACCAGAAAACGGGGTAATACCATGGCATACAGTATGAAAAGAGACGGCAAGGAAGTTGGCCCAGCTAGCGTTTACGCACCTCCACACACGATGGACGGCAAAGCCATGAAGATTTCCGGTAACCCCGGTAAGCCTTCGGAGTTGAGCAGCACCAACAACATGCGTATGAGTGTTGGTATGTACAACAACGGCCCTGACAAGCCAACCAAAACTGACGGCATCAAAGTCCGTGGCACTGGCGCGGCTACCAAAGGTCTGATGGCACGAGGCCCAATGGCATGAACTACGCTCAGCTTGTAGTTGCGATTTCCGATTACACGGAGAACACCTTTCAAACGGTGGATGTAAACCTGTTCATCACACAGGCAGAGCAGCGCATCTACAACTCGGTTCAGTTCCCCTCGTTGCGTAAAAACGTGACGGGCGCGCTTACGTCCGGCAATAAGTACTTGTCTTGCCCTGATGACTTTCTGTCGCCTTACTCGCTGGCCATTTACCCCGCTGGCGGGGGTGATTACATTTACTTGCTCAACAAAGACGTTAACTTCATGCGCGAAGCGTATCCCAACCCCACCTCCACGGGAACGCCTAAGTATTACGCGCTGTTTGGCCCGGCTGTTGCAAGCAGCACAATCTCCAACGAGTTGTCATTTATTCTCGGGCCTACCCCGGATGCAGCATATTCTGCTGAGCTGCACTATTACTACTACCCAGAGTCAATTACTTCTGCGGGTACTACGTGGTTGGGCGACAACTTTGATACCGTACTGCTGTACGGTTCTTTGGTCGAGGCGTACACCTACATGAAGGGTGAGCAGGACATGATGCAGTTGTACAACCAGAAGTTCATGGAAGCACTTGCACTTGCCAAGCGTCTGGGAGACGGACTTGAGAGGTCTGACAGCTACAGAAGCGGTCAGTATCGCGCACCGCCTTTGCCCCAAAATAACGGTGTAGCATAATGAGCATAGTCCAGACCCAGACCACCAGCTTCAAGAAGGAGCTGTACCAAGGCATCCACGATCTGTCCACGGATACGATCTACATTGCCTTGTACACGGCTGCGGCTGATTTGAACGCCGCGACTACGGCGTACTCAGTTTCTTTGGCTGGGCAGGTGTCTGCTACAGGATACACGGCGGGCGGAAAAATAATGACTGGCGTTGCTATCAACACAGATGGGTACACGGCCTACGTCAATTGGAGTAATGTGTCTTGGACGGCAGCTTTGACTGCTCGGTGTGCGCTGATGTACAACGTATCCAAGGGCAACAAGTCGATCGCGGTGCTGGACTTTGGTTCGGACAAGACTTCGACGACTACGTTTACGATCACAATGCCAGCCAATACGTCAACTACGGCCCTTATCAGGAGTTCAAATTGACATGGCTACGTGGACTCCCATTGACACATCGACAACGCAACCGTCGTATGACTTTAACCCATTTGCAAATTTTGCTTATGCGGAAGGCTGCTTTGCTGATGGAATTATTTACCCGGACTGGGGTCTTATTAACACAACGCAGTCATCTAATTGGGGTGTAATAACAACTGAAACAGCTAGCAGTAACTACGACTTTAACCCGTTTGCAAACTTTGCTTACGCTGAAGGTACTTTTGCTGATGGGGTTGTTTATGCCACTTGGAATTTAATTCCTACAAGCTAATTAACGAGGATACTATGGCACTCAAACTTGGGGATAGAGTAAGGGAATTAACCCAGACGACTGGGACGGGTAGCATTACTCTTGGTGGTGCCGTGTCTGGCTTTGTCCCGTTCTCTTCGGTATTGAGTAACGCGGATACTACCTTTTACGCAATGATTGGTAGCAACCAATGGGAAGTTGGTGTTGGGACGTATGTGTCCTCATCTAATACGATTCAACGCACCACGGTTTTAGCATCGTCAAATAGCGGGTCGTTGGTTGATTTTGTATCTGGCACAAAAAACGTAATCCTCACCCAACCCGCAGAGCGTTCGGTTTATGTAGACGGCACCAATGTAGTGGCAGCTAATAGCGCTACGATACCCAACTCCCTGCTCGCAAACAGCACTATCACTATTAATGGTGTAACTATTGCACTAGGGGGCAGCTCTACCGCAGTCCCGCTACCAAATCCGTTATCCAACTGGACACTGGCTGGCACGACTCTGACGGACAACATAACGCAAGGCACTGTTGTAACAGCTAATTCAGCTTTTGATGCACTGCGAGTGACGCAATCTGGCGCAGGGAATGCGCTCGTAGTTGAAGATGCGTCTAACCCCGACGCATCGCCTTTTGTTGTTACCGCCAACGGGAGCCTTGTTGCTGGGTACACAAGTACCATTAATGCGGGTGGAGCAGTTAACCCCAAGCTGGAAGTCCTTGGTACAACACCTTCGTTAAGCACAATTGCAACCGGCATTTACAGCGCAGACACTACGCCATCAAGCTACTACTTGCTGAAATCCAGAAGTGCGGCGCTTGGAACCAACACAATTGTTCAGTCCGGCGACCAAATTGGTCAAGTTGTATTCTCTGGCGCTGATGGCACTACGTTTATCCCTGCGGCTTCTATCGTGGCGGAAGTCGATGCAACCCCCGGCACTTCTGATATGCCCGGTCGTTTGGTGTTTAAAACTACCGCAGACGGAGCAGCCACACCTACAACAGCAGTAACTATTGATAGCTCTCAATTGGTTGGCATCGGTGCGGCTCCTGTTGCAAGCAAAGGTACGTTTCAAGTTGGAACACTGAGCTACACGGATACAGGCGTAATTGCGGGCTTTGCTTCCAGCGTGGCAGGCTACAACCAGATTGCTTTGCAAAACACAAACGCAGGCGCAACGGCTTCAGTTAACTTTAACGTCTCTAACAACGCCGGTACTTCCACCACAAACTATGGTGAGTTCGGTATGAACTCGTCTGGTTTTACTGGGTCTGGATCATTTAGTCAGGCGGGCTACGTCTACTTGGCTGCTGCTTCGACAGACTTGGCTATTGGTACATACGGCTCAAACAGCATTCACTTCGTTGTGAACAGCGGTGCTACAGATGCTGCAACCATTGATACTTCAGGTAGACTGGGTATTGGCGCTACACCCTCTGCGGTTCTTACGCTCAAAGCCGGAACAGCTACAGCCAGCACAGCCCCGCTAAAGTTTACGTCCGGCACGGTGCTTACAACCGCAGAGGCTGGAGCAATTGAGTATGATGGCACGGCGTTTTACGCTGATTTCGCTGCGTCTACCCGCGCAACAATCGTTGCCCAGCAGGCTGTGGTACTTAACTCCACATACACGCTAACATCCCAAACAGCAGCACAAAAAATATTTAATAACACAACCAACGGAACAGTAACTCTGCCCGTCGGAACGTACTTCTTTGAGTGTTTTTATAGCCTGTCTTCCATGAGCTCAACCTCTGGCTCATTTGGTTTTGCACTTGCAGGAGCAGCTACATATACGCAACAGTGGCGGTCTGAGGCGCAAAAAGGCACCGCAACGCTAACAACGGCTACAGCGACTCAAACAACGTACAGCACAACGGCTAACACTACACTAGCAACTGCGTCTGTCAACACTGTTGGTTGGGCGTACATTTCTGGCGTTATTAACGTGACTGTGGCGGGCACAGTTATTCCACAAGTGTCGCTTGGCGTTGCTGCTGCCGCTGTTGTTGGTATTGGCTCCTACTTTAAAATCAGCGCAGTTAGCCCAACAAATAGCACTACCAACGTCACTATTGGCAACTGGTCATAAAGGGTAAAAAATGTCAATTATTTACACGTCCAATCTTGATCTTGCCAAACCCGTAACAGGAACGGAAGACGGTTTCTGGGGGGAAGACGTAAACAACGGCATCACATCCTATTTGGATATTGCTATTGCGGGGACGTTGGCTTTAACTTCTGCGTCTTTTACGGCTAACGCACTCACCTTGGCAAACACGCAGGGCAATAGTTCGGGAACCGGAATCACTGGAACAACTGCGCAGTACTATGTGCTTAAAGTAAGTTCGCTCGCTGCCAATGTAACTATCACAGCTCCCAGCACCAGCAAGTCTTACATTGTTGTAAACCTTGACCCAACGTATACAGTCACCCTAAAAGCCGTTGGACAGACAGGCGTTACGGTAGCGGTCTCAAAACAAGCCCTGTGCGTGTTTAACGGGACTGACTATGTTCAAGTCGGTGCTTCTGCTGGTGGCTCTACTAATCAAGTCCAATACAACAGCGCGGGTGCTTTGGCAGGGTCAGCCAATCTTACGTTTGACGGCACGACACTAGCAACAAGTGCACTCACATCCGCTACTCCCATAGGTGCAGCATCTGGTGGAACCGGAGTAGGAACAACGCTCTCTGGTGTGACTATTACTGGAACTGCGGGGCAGTTTGCGTGCACATCCGCATCAATCACTTTTGCCGCAGGGCAACCCGTAGTAATAAGCGGAACGTACGGCGGCACAGGGTCAATCACGGGGTACACAAACCCCACGACCTATTACATTATTGCCACCAACGGCTCTACGACATTTACGTTATCTGCAACGCTCGGCGGCGGGGCGATCACAACGACTGCCGGTACGCCTACTGGGTTAACATACACTGTACCGCCTGTAAACGGCGCGCTCCTTATTGGTAACGGCACGGGGTTTACCCGCGCTACACTTACGGCGGGTACAGGTATCACCCTCACTAATACTGCTGGGGGTATCACAGTCGCAGGCAGCGTACAAGGCCCGACCCTTGGCCTAGTACGGGCCGTTTCAATTAACTGCATTCTTCCATAAGGACACATCATGCCCGCAAATACCGCCCCCATATACTCAATCGTTGGCGCTACCGATTCAGTAGCGTCTAACAACTCTGGCCTAATCGTCGGCCCCACAGCCAACACCGCCCAAGACGGTAGCGGAACGCTCTACAAAGCGTTTACTGCGGGCACTAATGGTTCATATATACAGAAAATGCGTTTTCGCCCAGTAGGCTCTCCCGTTGCTACGGTATGCCGCGTGTTTATCTCGTCGTCAACGACTACCAGCGCCACGGCTACTTGGCTGTACGATGAGATCACATTGCCCGCCGTAACAGTATCCCAAACAGCAGCAACATCAGTTTATGAACTGCCGTTAAACTTTGCTATTGACCCAAGCTATTTGCTGTACGTCACGTTTGGAACATCTACTGGTTCAACTGGCACAGGCTATTCCATCGTCACTATCGCTGGAGACTATTAATGATTACTTGGTTTGCAATCACGTTTATTGATAATTCAACCGGGTATCAGAAAATGCAGGAGGGTAATTGCATTGGCGTATACCGCGCTGACGGTACTACGGTTTCCCCCGAAGAACACGTTGAGTACACTTGCACCGACATGAACGCGGACGCACCTTCTTGGGCCTAGTATGTATCCTTTCCCCATAGCCACTAAACAAAAGTGCAACGTCCAAGAGTTTTATTCTGATTCAACTTGGAATAAGCCTGCGGGCGTTAGCCATGTTTACATGCTATTAATTGGTGCAGGAGCCACTGGGACTGGCGCGCAAGGGGCCGGAAGTGGCGCTGTTACTGTTTGGTACGGGGCGGCTCAGCATATCCCAGACACTTTAAGAGTAGTCGTAGGACGCACCCCCGGCACCAATAACACATTAATTCAAGCATTTACTAATTCGGGCGTCACCACTCTTTTAACCGCTGTTTCGCCATTTGGGACTTCTGGGGGTAGCGCCGCTACTAACAATTATTTTTCTGTCTCCGGGCTGTTTACTGGCATTATTGGACAAGACGGCTCTGTTGGTACTGTTACACCTTCATCAGTTACGTTTCTTAGCGGGGGGTCTGGGACTGGAACTACCGGGGCCACCTCTAACTACAACTATAAAAACACTGGAAATGGGTACTTTCAATTACAGCCCATAATTGTTGGGACGGGCGCTGGGTCAGCAACCGGCAAGGGTGGCATAGGTTGCGGGGGCGGTCAAACAAGTGGAGCAGGTGGAGATGGTTTTGTTTTGATTGCAAGTTGGTAATATGTCATACCCAATAAATTACCCCACCCCGCAGGGCGCAAATGTCCAAATCTTTAACGCAAACGCTGTTAGCGGCGCTCGCTATCAAACGTGGACAAAACCACAAGGCGCGAATATGGTGTGGTTTACGCTTATCGGCGCTGGGGGTGGTGGTGGGGGTACTAATGGGTCTAGTGATTTTTATGGTGGGGGGTCTGGCGCAGTTACCAACTTAATGGTTCCTGCATTTTTAATACCAGATAGCTTGAGCATATTCGTTGGTAGTGGAGGAACAGGAGGCGTGGCTGGGGGAAATGTTGGAGGCTCAGGGACTGAAACGGCTATATACTTTTATGTAGACGCATACGGCTCGCTGCTTTTATCTGCGTATAGCGGGGATGGAGGTAGCATTACAGGTGCAAACGGAGGTGGGGCGTTTTCGGCTAATTTCTTTAGTGCTGCGGGCTTTTTTCAGTCTACTGCGGGGCAAAGCGGCACAACATCAAGTCCGAATGCTTCGGGCACTACGTTTTTACAGGGTGGAGGGGCAATAGGCAGTTCAACTAACTCCTATGGATACACCAACGGTACGGGCTCTACTCAAGGCGCTGCGGGGTATTTTCAGATGTCACCAATCATTATTGGCGTTAGTGGAACTGGAAGTGGCGCGGGTGTTATTGGCGCTGGAACGTTTATAGGCGGTATAGGTTGCGGCGGTGCTGGGACTAGCTCCTCCCTTAGCAGTCCAATGGCGGGGAGTGCTGGTGGCAACGGGCTTGCAGTGATAATTACATGGTGAAATTATGTTAGACGTATTTAATACCCCCACCCCACAGTCTGCTAACTATCAAGAGTTCCATTACGGTTCCGGGGGTTTTGCTACGTGGATTAAACCGCGTGGGGCATCTATGGTTCGGTTTCTCATCATAGGCGCGGCGTCTGGTGGGCGACAGGGCCTAAGTACAGGGGGCGGAGGTGGAGGCGGAAGCGGTTCAGTTACATCCCTGATTATTCCCGCTATGTTTATACCTGACTCTTTAATAATTGTTCTTGGACAAGGCGGAATTTCAGCAGGCGGTGGGGGTAGTACAACTATTAGCTACCAAAGTAAAACTACGTACAACCTTATTAGTGTTAATGGCGCACCATTAGGTACTGGTGGCTCAGCAGTAACCGCACCCACGTTTGCTGCTGCCGGTATTTTTAGGTCTTTTGCGGGACAAAACGGGTCGGGCGCAGGCACAGCCCAAACCGCCGCTGCTACTACTTTCCTTTCCGGGGGTGCTGGCGGGGGAAACACGCAAGCCGGAGCCGGAGGAACAGTAACCCCTAACTATAGCTACCCTACGTTAGCAGGCGGTGTTGGAACTACTGGCGGCATTGGTACAAACGGGTACTTTATAACTCAACCTTTTTTACTTGGTACTGGCGGCGCTGGCGGAGGCGGCAGTACCACTACTATTGGTGGGGCTGGCGGTAATGGCGGTGTAGGTTGTGGTGGCGGAGGTGGCGGCATGGGTACTGCAAACGGCGCTCAGGGCGGTAAAGGCGGCGATGCCGCAGTGTATATTTGGGCGTGGTAGGGTGACTTGTGATCGACCCAATAACGGCCTTCGCCACTGCTCAAGCGGCGGTCAAAGGAGTCCAAGCTGCCATTAAATTAGGCAAGGACATCCACGCCATCACTGGCGAAGCGATGAAGTTCTTTGAGGCCAAGGATGTCGTCCAGCGGGCGGCATCCAAGCCAAAGACAGGGTTTGCGGGGTCGGACACGGCGCAGGCCTTTGAGATCGTCATGCAGGCCAAGAAGTTGGATGACGCAGAGAAGGAACTGAACCAGTGGCTTGTGCTTAATGGTCATGCAGATGTTTGGCAGCAGCTACTCATCACCAGAAACGACCTGATCCAAAAACGCAAGGCGCAGGAAATCTTGGACGAGAAGAACGCAGCGGCTAAGAAGAAGGAGTTGGACGAGTTAATCAATTGGTTGCTTGGCGGTGCAATTGCTATTTTGGTTTTGGGCCTTGTCTTTTGGTGGCTTACTATGCTTTTGGAGAAACACTGATGGATGACATCAAATCAAAACTTACGTTCTTTGTGACCCTGATGGTCAGCTTCACCCTGTGTGTGGTCGTCATTGGAATGGTCGGTGTGCTAATGGCAGGTCTGTTCAACCCCATTGTGGACAATGCCGAAATATTCAAACTCATATCACCCGCATTTCAGACCATTGTTGGCGGCTTTATTGGGCTGCTGGCTGGCGTAAAACTTTCCCATAGTGAAGATGCTCCCCCCTGCAAAAAGGATTAAACCATGCTTACCATCCTATCAACTCTAATCTCCTTCCTAATGGGCGGCCTGCCCAAGCTGTTGGACTTCTTTCAAGACCGGCAGGACAAACGCCACGAACTGGACTTGGCCCGGATGCAGATTGAGCGGGAGTTGGAGCTACGTAAGGCTGGCTTTGAGGCGCAAGAACGAATTGAGCAAATCCATAGTGCTGACTTAGAATTGCAAACCAACGCCAAGGGCAACGAGAATCTGGTCAACGCCCAAGTCGCTGAGATGAACGCCATCTACCAGCACGACGAGTCGCTCAACGAGGGAACCAGCCAGTGGATGAAGAACCTCCGTGCAGGTGTCCGCAGCTTTATTACCCTTGGATTCTTTTTCTTGCTGTGCTTTGTGGATGTTGGCTTGTTTATCTACGGCTACAACCACGGCGTAGAGTTCCCAGTTTTGGCTGATAGATTATGGGACAGCAATACCCAAGCGCTATTTGCAAGCATAGTGGCATTTCATTTTGGCGGTAGGGCATTCGGCAAATGAAAGTATCTGCCAAAGCAATCAAGGTAATTTCTCACCACGAGGGTGTTCGGCAGCGGCCTTACCGTTGTCCTGCCCGCCTTTGGACTGTTTGCGTGGGCCATGTGCTTTACCCCGAGCAGGGCAAGTTGAAACTGGAAGAACGTGATGGTTTTGCCCTGCGCCCAGAAGATGATAGGGTTTTCCCTATGGAGGAAGTCGATGCAATACTTGCAGCAGATTTGGCTAGATTTGAGCGCGGGGTCGAGCAGTTCTGTCCTGTCAGCCTTACACAGGGTATGTTTGATGGGCTTGTCAGTTTTTCTTTTAACTGCGGCCTTGGGACACTCCAGCGTTCTACGCTTCGCCAGAAATTGTTACGGGGCGATAAAGCGGGCGCTGCGGACGAGTTCTTGAAGTATTGCATGGGCGGGGGTAAAATCCTCAAAGGGTTGCAGAACCGCCGCATTGACGAACGTGCCCTATTTTTGTCTTAGGATGTGCAATGCCGTTACAAAAAATTATGCTCAAGCCGGGGGTTAACCGGGAAAACACTCGGTACACCAACGAGAACGGCTGGTATGAGTCCGACAAGATTCGGTTCCGTCAGGGCACGCCTGAGAAAATCGGGGGCTGGGCGCGTATTTCGGCCAGCACTTTTGTTGGCATTTGCCGGTCTCTTTGGAATTGGGTGACGCTGGCAGGCGCAAACTTATTGGGCGTTGGCACCACATTTAAGTTTTATATTGAAAATGGCGGCGGCTATTACGATATCACCCCGATCCGTGCGGAAGTAACCCTGACCAACCCCTTTACTACTGTATCTGGGTCAACAACCGTAACTGTTGTTGACAGTGCGGGTGGGTTTAACAACGGGGCGTATGTAACTTTTTACAACAGTACGGCAGTAGGCGGCATAACCATACTGGGGGAATATGCCCTTACACTGGTGGATGCCAGCACCTACACAATAACTGCCGCAACTGCCGCCACTTCTTCTGCAACGGGCGGTGGAACCGTTTACGCTGTTTACCAGCTTAACCCCGGCGGAATTACCTATGTCCCATCTACAGGTTGGGGTGCTGGGTCTTGGGGCTCTGGGACTTGGGGGTTTGGTACCTCATCTGCGGCGGTCGAATCTATCCGTATTTGGAACCAGATCAACTGGGGCCAGAGTCTTTTGTATGGCGTAACGGGCGGCCCCTTGTATTACTGGGATGCCACTATTGGGTACAGAAACTCTACAGTAACAACAACTATCGCATCCCCCTGCGTAGTTAGCAGTACTTTAACCCTAGTAGATAAAACCCCCATCACACTTTCTACTACGGGAGCACTGCCGACTGGCTTGCTGCCCGGTGTAACTTACTACGTCCGGTACTTAACTTCCAGTACCTTTAACCTATCCTTAACCCCAACAGGGGCGCTTATTAATACCTCCGGTACGCAATCTGGCGTGCAAAGCATCTCTCCTCGGGGGGCGCTCGTTTCCACACTGCCCGGCGCAGATAACTATGTGCCGCTGTACCAAAACCTGTTTACGGTGTCTGATGCAAGCCGTTTCTGCTTGGTGTTTGGTACCAATGACTACGGCAGTACCGTGCTCGACCCCATGCTTATTCGCTGGTCGGATCAGGAGTCGTTGACCACTTGGTACCCAGCCGTAACTAACCAAGCGGGTAGCGTTCGCTTATCTCACGGTTCTGAGATTGTTTCGGTTTTGCAAAGCCGCCAAGAGATTTTGGTGTGGACGGACTCGTCGTTGTATTCACTGCAATACCTTGGGCCGCCTTATGTTTGGGGTAATCAGCTTCTGGCCGATAACGTATCCATTATTAGCCAGAACGGGTCAGTAGTTGCCTCTGGTGTGACTTATTGGATGGGTACAGATAAGTTCTACAAATATGATGGACGCGTCCAAACACTCAACTGTGATCTACGTCAGTACATCTACGGGGACATTAATCTGGCCCAATCTGTACAGGTTTTTGGTAGCACCAACGAAGGTTTTAATGAGGCTTGGTGGTTCTACTGTTCAAAAAATAGCACTGTTATTGACAAGTACGTCATCTACAACTACATCGAAAATGCTTGGTACTACGGCACTATGGGCCGCACGGCATGGTTGGATACCGGCTTGCGCAACTACCCCATAGCTGCTACGTACAACTACAACCTTGTGAACCACGAATATGGTGTAGATGACAACACAACCGGAACCCCCGCAGCAATTACCGCCACAATCACCAGCGCCCAGTTTGACATTGGCGACGGCAACAACTTTGCATTTGTCTGGCGTATGCTGCCTGATCTGACTTTCCGTGGCTCCACGGACGGGACAACCCCCGCGTTGACCATGCAGCTCCTACCCTTGCAGAACTCC